TATGAATAACGTCTTAGAGGCGTTGCAGGAAGACTTCAAGCTGTTTCTACAAGCCCTTTGGGGACAGCTTGAACTACCTACTCCTACACGCGCACAATATGCAATTGCAGACTATCTACAACACGGTCCTAAGCGTCTACAGATTCAAGCCTTCCGAGGAATCGGTAAATCTTGGATTACAGGTGCATTCGTGTTGTGGACACTCTTTAAAGATAAAGAAAAGAAGATCATGATTATCTCAGCGTCTAAAGAACGTGCAGATAACATGTCCATCTTCCTACAAAAACTAATCATTGAGACGCCTTGGCTCTCTCACTTACAACCTAAATCAGATGATAGTCGCTGGTCTCGCATTAGCTTTGATGTTAATTGTTCTCCTCACCAGGCCCCCTCAGTCAAATCAGTAGGTATTACTGGTCAACTGACGGGTAGCCGTGCAGACCTAATGATCCTGGACGATATTGAAGTTCCTGGTAACTCAATGACGGAAATGATGAGGGAGAAACTTCTACAACTCTGCACAGAAGCTGAATCAATCCTTACTCCTAAAGATGATTCCCGAATCATGTACTTAGGAACCCCTCAGACCGTCTTTACGGTCTACAGGAAGCTCGCAGAACGTAACTATAGACCTTTCATATGGCCAGCACGTTTCCCACGCTCCCTGTCCAACTACGAAGGTCTCATAGCACCTCAACTCCAAGAAGATATTGACCAAGGTGCTGATAAATGGCAAGTAACTGACCCCGATAGATTTAATGATGAAGACCTTATTGAACGTGAAGCAGCAATGGGCAGAAGCAACTTCATGCTTCAGTTCATGCTTGATACTTCCCTTAGTGACGCTGAAAAGTTCCCCCTTAAAATGGCTGACCTTATCGTCACTAGCGTTAACCCCACTACTGCACCCGAATCCATCATTTGGTGCTCAGACCCCGCTAATGTCATCCGTGACGCTCCCACTGTCGGTTTACCTGGAGATTATTTCTACAGTCCAATGCAGCTCCAAGGAGACTGGGGGGATTTCACGGAAACTATCTGCTCGGTTGACCCGTCGGGTCGTGGATCAGATGAAACAGCTGCATGTTATCTCTCCCAACGCAACGGTATTTTGTACTTGCACGAAATGCGTGCTTACAGAGACGGATACTCAGACACTACGTTATTGGACATTCTAAAAGGTTGTAAAAAATACAACGTAACTAAATTAGTTATCGAAACTAACTTCGGTGATGGTATCGTCGCTGAACTATTTAAAAAACACTTAGTAAATACTAAACAAGGTATAGATGTCGAAGAAGTCCGAGCCAATGTCAGAAAAGAAGACCGTATTATTGACACTTTGGAACCCGTTCTCAACCAGCATCGTCTTGTTGTGGATCGCTCTGTTATTGATTGGGATTACTCCTCAAACAAACAAGCACCTCCAGAAGAACGTCTGCTCTACATGCTCTTCTATCAGATGAGTCGTATGTGCCGTGAAAAAGGTGCAGTAAAACACGATGACCGCATTGACTGCTTAGCTCAAGGTGTTAAATATTTTACAGACGTATTAGCTATCTCAGCTCAACAACAGATCGCCTTCCGTCGTAATGAAGAGTTCTTAGACCTCCTTCGAGCTTCAATAGAAGACCCTCAAGGCTCTGCAAATCACCTCGTCTTAGGCCTAAATAAAGACCAAAGACAAGCTGCTAATGGAATCTCCCAAAACGGTTGCTATAACTGGGTTTAAATGCAATCCGCAGTGTATACAGGGAGGAGAGAGGGTGGACTCAAATCTCTGGACTGGGGAGGATGACAAATCTTCCCCTTTATTAATGTCCCCTGAATGGACATTCTGTAAGTACCGCCATCTGACACTAAACCCAACTGACACAAAACTTGGAGTGAGCGCAAAAGCGCGAACGTAACTCTTGGTTGATCTAAGTCATACATGAATTATGACACCTATCAACCCTGGGTTTACTTTTACATATACATATGAAAAGAATACCTTTCCCCCACAACGATAATAACTTCATTATTGAATATCACAAAACTAGAGAAGGTCCTAGCGGATTTATGTGTTACTACAAGAATGCAGCGACATACCGTTTAGAACCACTTGATGCTTGGCGTACCTTGGGTATAGCTAAGTTTACCGATACAGGTAAAGCACTTAAACAATGGTGCTTAGATATGGTTGATCAGTTTGATAACACTGTTGTTGATGATGAAGAACCTAACGATAATACAAAAATGGTTATGTAATGCTTACTATATGGAACCATGTATCTGCTTTTGCTTCTGTTATTCTGCTTAATTGTTTTACACCTGCTAATTGGTCACATTGTGTGGCGGTAGATCAATGGTTTCCTCCTTATATTGAGGATGTCAAGCAGGTTTTATGTCAGAAACCGTATCAATCTGAGGTAGAGTACCTCGATAAATTTTGACATAAATTTCTGAAGCCTATCTACGCAGCTCCAGGGACGCTTGTACCCCCATGGGGGGGGTCCTATCTGCCACACAGTGCGCTCTAGATCTACAATCTAGCCGTGGTAACTAGTGTTTTTCTTTTTTACTTAGGGGCATGGCGCTAGGTAGACCTTTCTTTTGCATTTTGCCCGTCCTAATTAATCTCACACAATCTGTTGCCGCCATAAGTTTAGCTAATACTAATTGATTAGTGGTTCTTATGATGTAGTCCACCACTACAGTCTTGATGCATTGGTATCAATTGTCGTCGTACCTTGTAACTGTCGCACGTAGCCATAATGTTCTGCTAGTGCAATAATGGTGACAACGAGGGAGAGACATCCTTCGCTGCTCTGCCTGAAGCGAGAGGCCCAGCGCAAGTCTCGCTTAAGTAGTGAGCACAACGCTGATGATCAGCTAACCAGGCTGCGAGGGTTCATGACCTGTCTTCAGCATTGGAGGCTATTGACCTCCATTCTACCGTTGCACTAGCAACACTGATCTGCTCACGCAATGAATCCCAATCAAAAGAACATTCAAGCCGTGCTGCATCTTTCATCAGCTTCTGATGTGGCTGAAGGTTTGGCATGGTACAAGACAGCACACACGGCAGCCATTGAGCTGTCATCTCGCTACAGCATTAACGTATCAACAGCATGTGGCGTCATCGCTGCATTGTCTCCACGTAATAAGTGGACGCGCAACTTACTTGACGCTGAGAACTTGATCAATGTGTTTTGCACAGCTGGCGCTGATGCATGCAATGAGGTCAAGGTCTGCACGTTCGGTAAGAACAAATCAAAGGCAATCGCTGTTCTCACCAAGGACTCGACCAACCTCGATGACATCGAAAGCATTCTGTCTGGCCCTAAGCTTAAGGAGTTCTTTCGGTGCATCATCGGTCAAGATGACGTGTGCATCGATGGCCATGCATATTCGATATGGTTTGGCGATCGAATCACACTCAACAAAGTGCCTTCTATTGGAGTCAAGCTGCGGCGCAGCATCAAGCAGGATTACCTAGCTGTCGCTGATGCAAACAACTTGACCGGCTATGAAGTCCAAGCCATCACTTGGGTTTGCCATCGGCGGCTGCACTCTGTTGCTTGACTGTTGCACTAGCAAAACCTTTGTGCTACCATTCCACTAACGACACCTTTGCACCATGCAACGCATCACTAACAACATGATTCAGCACAGGCTGGATGAAATCAATGAGTTAATGCAAACTCCCATGGAAACCTTTTTTGATCGCAAGCATGTTGTAGGTAACATCCATACTTATGACAACGCAGTGGTGCAGACAAAAAACGAGTCTGGAGGCATCGCTTACCTAGCTCGAACGTCCACTAAGCGTGAGGCCTATGAGCACCTTGTAAGCATGTGCGAAACAGTTCGCCAGTTCCGCTTGCATCGTGGCATCTAGTTTTCAACCATTCCACTAACGACATTATTCCACTAATCATGTTCAAAGTTCAAATCCTGTTCAACAACGGCTGGCGTGATCTCACTTATCCCAACCATAAGGACTGGGATCAAGCCGTTGAGCTGTTCACGTTCTACATGCAGACATGGACTGACAACGACTACCGCATCGTTTCAGTCTGAATCTTTCCACTAACGATACCATTTCACTCTAGACATCATGACCGCTTCCCCAATGCTGTTTGGCAAACCATCTGGGTTTGACATCAAGGACTACAACATCATGCGCAGTGCTTGCATGTATCAGTTTAATTACACCTATTCACAGTTGTTCGGTAAGAAATACTGGGAATTGTGTGCATTGTTGTACAACGATGACGCATCAGTTCACTATTCAATCACAGGCAAGAAACGTCATTGGTTGAGAATGCAGGCTGACAAGTTGGTCGAGTTCTTTGATCTTTATGAGGGTTGATAGATGTCTGATGCATTGCCTGTTGCTCAATTCATTGATTATGTCTGGAGTTTCTATGCTCCAGATTCAACCCTTTATCCAATCGTAGGCTTTACCTATAACCAATGCATCGCGGGTTGTCTTGCACTATCACTAACAGATGAATATGCTGGTGATACATACGACCGTGAAAGAGTGCGCGACATTGTATGCGAACTCTACAAACTAAAAGCTAGTTAATGAGGGCTACGGCCCTCTCTTTTTTTTTACAAGGTTCACACTCACACCAGGGACGCACACACAACCGC